GTTGAAGCGTGGGGTGTATTTAAAGTCGCCAAAACGACCCGTCCCGCAAATTTAATTCAAACCGTCCTAATTTATAGGCTCAAAACCGCATTTAAACAAAGTTCAATAAGCGGTTAAACACCTTCGTTACCCTATATTTGCACCGCCGCCAAATTAAGAGCTGTTGTCAGGCTTCTTTCACTAAAGATAAGCCCGGACAACAGGAGGAAACTCCTGCGCTCTTAGTTTGGCGGCACCAAGCTTTAGCACGTCCGGGCCTTTTTACTTCGACTGGATGGAACACACCGGGATCAGTTCAACAAAAAATCAGATATTCAACTCTCAACGCATTCATAAATGATAAAAGCCCCATAACGGGGCTTTTATCATTGTATCGGATAGTTAGAGGTCAACACCTCAACCTTTCGCTTTAAATAGCCGCTCTTGGCGTTTACGGTGCAGTTCATTTCTAAACTCCACGTATGCCAACCAAACTGCTTACTGTACTTTTTCAGTAACTCACTTGGGTAACTACTTAATAGAAACTTTCCTTTGATCTCTGAAAGTGTTTGCAGTAATCGTTCAAAGTCTTCAATACTGTAACCATCGTAATGCCCACAATCGCTGTTGTAGTACGGAGGGTCGCAATAAAAGAAACTGTTTTCACTATCTCTGCTTTTAATGATGTACAACGCATCAGCACACTCAATCTGTACATTCTGCAATCGTATTGCCAAATCTTCAACAAAACGTTCCTTCTTAGCCTCTATCAACTTTGTAGTTCTGTTTTCTTTTTTGTCAAAGCCAAACGAACCGTCGAGCATTGCACTAAAGCTTTGAGAAGATAAAACCCATACAGCCCATGCACGTTTTACATCGCTAAACAAATGCGGGTTTGCATAAATTACCTGCGCATCCTTGTGTGCCTTACGACTGTGTAAAGTAACTCGCACCATTGCCTGCAAGTCAACAAACTTTTCTTTACACACTCGGTAAAAATTCATCAGCTCCGTATTGGTGTCGTTAATCACTTCCACCTCGCTTTGCTCTTTGGCAAAGAATACAGCAGCTCCACCGGTAAACGGCTCAGCATACAAAACGTGTTGCGGAATAATGTCAATGATCTTGCTACATAACTTCTGTTTGCCGCCATAGTAGCTTAGCGGTGTTTTCATTTTAGGTTCACTCATTTTCTTTAGTTTTTTCGCTTCTTACACTAAAGAATGAGTTTATAATTATTCAAGCGTTATCAACTGTCTGTTATACAAACAACGCTCACCGGGTTTATGTACATTTCTGTTCCACCATTTCCATCCAAACTTATCAACTGCAAACCAACGCCAACGTATCTGCGAAGGATCAATATCCAATGCAAGCATCCACAATACAAATTCGTTATCGGCAAAACGTTTGCTTGTAGCTGTTAAATAATACAACGCATCGTGTGGTATTGCAGCTGGTGCATAAACACCGCTTTTTGGAAACAACGGTTGAAACAACCACGGCACACTGTTCTCATCCCAAATAAATCCTTTATCAACCTTAAGCAACCGGCCATCGCTTAGCTGATAAGTAACAGGAGTGGTAAGCATTCGATACTTACCACTCTTATCATAAACAGGTGTATCGCTGTAAACATTTCCTTGCTTAGCTAAAGCAAGTATGTTCGATGTTGTTACAATCATGCACTTAAAAACGTTTTCCCATCAATGATTTCATTTGCAGTAATATCCCAATTCGCTTGGCGTATTGCAGGCACTTCTGTTGCAACAGCAATCCAATCTGCATTTCCGCTTTGCGCACCTGCAACAATTTGCGGCAACAACATTTCATTCATTTCGGTATTAATCATGTTGGCTTGGCCTTCTGGCTTGCTGCTTAAAATTCTGTAGATGTAAATAAGATCGGCAGCAGTTACCAATACCGTTACCGTTTCATCATCCTGCTTGCCAGTTGTTGCCGTTTTCATTCTATTTAATAACGAAAAGAACTGTGCAGCAACAATGTTTTTAAGAATGTTGGCAATAAAGTAAAGGTGCTTTGCTTTTAATTGTACTTGTATCATAGGTCGTTTTTAAAATGTAGAAAGTGCGGTTCGCTTCCATCCGGCACTTGTTTTAAGATAGATAAAAGAATCATCCCAACTAACATCGCCAATATTACCATTGCTATCTGATGTTGACGTTGGAGTATATGAAATTCTAAGTCTAAGTTGATTATAACCGTTAACTCCTTTTACATCTAATTGAGAAGTTGGAAATCCGGCAAACCCTATCCCAGTTTTGCCAGCTCTTGTATTAAACAAAACATCGCCCTCAGTAGTCTCGATAGCCCTAACATGACCAAAGCTTCCAGTCATTCCAGATTTAGAAGCATATAAGTCAATAAAAAGGCCCTTAAGAGTATCTGTTGTTGTTATGTTTGAATAATAGTGGTTTGTAATCCTATAAATATGCTTAGTTCCTGAGCCGATATTGCCAAAATATCCTTTATTTAAAACAACACCATCGGTGTACTTACTTCCAGCATTTGCCATTGAACTATTAATTGTAAAAACACCATCCTCATATTGGTATCCTGCGCTATTACCACTAAATGAACTTGACACTCTTGCTTGTATAGGCCCTCCTGTTCCCATTGTAATAAAAGTATTGCCTGAGTTTACATTTAAATAACTTCCAGCAGCACCGGTAACGCTATAAAAGACTGTACCAGATTCCATATATTTAACTGAATTACTTCCACTAACATACCTTGCAGCACCATTAACATCTATTTTATATCCACCATCAGTTGGTGTTCCGTTACCAAACCAAACATTTCCATTATTGAAAAAATGCAAATAAGTATTAGCACCTCTACCAAACGACAACGTCTTGTTTGTACCAAGGTTTACAAACCTATTACCGGTTAGCGAATCACTTGTGTTGTATAAGTTAACGCCACTGATTGTCCACGTTCTATCTGCATTGAGATTATAAGTAACGCCGTTAATAGTGATCTGCCTTGTTTGCGGCACGTATCCCGCACTCGCATGATTACCCCAACCATACGCCACATTCCAGTTACTTGAATTATTGACTGTACCAAACCATGTGCTTGCAACATAAACAGGATCGCTTTCCGATGGCGATTCGTCACTAAAAGCGTACACCGGCAATCCACCAACAACAGCAAACACACTATCGGTGCCTGCTTTTTTATACAACCTGGTTACCCACTTTGCAATTGTATCGGTAATGTTGAGTTTGCCAGCCAAGCCACTAAGCACATACGTTTTTAAAGCCAATGCACTTGGTATAGTTCTATCTGTTACAGTTTGAAACAACGGATCAACACTGATGCTGTCTGCAAAACGATCTCGCAGCAGAATAGAGTTTTTAAAATGTCCAAGATCAGTAACCGTAATGCGCTCAAATGTTTGTCTTTGAGCAAAAGAGATTGATGCAAGCAGTACACATACTGCCGTTAAAAGATGTTTTTTCATAGGAGTTATCTTGTATAAATAATCACATTGGTATTTGCCGGTAATTCGCTGAAGTACAAAGTTGTTGCAGCATCTGCTTTAAACACACGACCAACAACTACACTTTTGTTTGCAGGTATATCGGTTTCAGTAACCAATTCATCGCCGCCAGCTGTTAATCCAATCTTAAGCGTGTACAAATCAGTGGCCGACTTTACAACTGCAAACTCAAACACTTTACCAACAGGCAACTCATAACTACCGCTGCCACTCCAAACAAATTGCTTGGGTGCAAACAAACCTTGCAGCGAGTTAAGAAACTCTGCAAGTCCTTCAATTTGCGAAATAGGAATAGCTTCATCCTTATGCCAAAAGCTGCGCCATGTTTGGCGAAACTGTGGATCGGTTGGTTTCTTCCTTCTCGCAAACCATAAATCAATTGTTGTTTGTGGTATTGCCATAGTTAACCAATAAATCGGATGAACATTACTACTTTAGATGGCTGTACAACATTATGACCTAAGCCATAAGTACCAAGAGCTTTTCCAGTACTATAATTCGCAGGAACATTAACGTTAAATCCAATATCACCAACAGCCTTGTCGCCAGTTGCAAGCCTTGTTGTATTACTATGATCACTGTTATCTCCGCCTGACTGTCCGGGTATTTGAATTGTAAAGTCTGGCAACTCTTGCGCAGTAAGCGTATGCTTTTTTTCTCCAAAAACAGCACCTACAGTATTAAAATCAGGATCAGTGTCGTCTAATACAACAGGAACTCTACCTTTCCAATCAGCATCAGGAACAGCTTCCCATCCTGCAGGTATCTCTGCCGCTGGTCTTCCCCAAAAAAGCCAACTTCCATAAACTGTTGTTGGAACACCGCCAACATCGGCAGTATAACCCATCAATGGCTTCAACATTTTTTCAACCTTATCCAAGCGGGAAAGCACACCGTTGTTATGATTATTACGCTTGAAGTCTGCCCACGCAACCTGTCCTGCACCACTTCCAAATACAGCTTTTCGATCTAAATAATACGGTCTGAATGTGCCGCCTTCAAATTCCTTTGTAGTATCTGTTTGTGCAACAATTACATTAGCAGCAACAGGCCCACCTTCAAATGGTAATACTTCGCCGTTAATGAATACAATACCGGCAGCAACAACGCCGCCAACTTCCTCACATCCTTTCAATATTACATTGTCGCCAGCCAAATAGCCGAAGCCCTCAAGCTGCTGCATCATTTCCTGCATATACTTCCATGTTTCTGTACTGGCAGGCCATCCTTCTAAATGATCGAATGATAGTTTTTTCATATTTAGATTCTTACAATGTTATATGCCTTACCTGCTAAACGGTATTCGGCAATTAATGATTTTAATAATTCAAAGTCGTAATAAGTAGTTGCAACGGTAGTTGGTATCTGTACAGTAAAATCAACGCCGCTGTCTTGGTAGGCATCTTCAGGCCAAAAGTATTTTGTACCAAAATAAACATCACGCCGGGCTGCATCGCTGTAAAAGTAAATTCGGTCTCTTCCTGCAAAGTCTACAATTCGAATCCGTTTTTCAATAGCATCAAAACGGTCGTTGAGTACTTTTTGAAAATAACAAACCTGACAGTTGTGGTTTATTCTGTACAACACTTGAATGCGGAACGTAACCATTCTATCATACACCTGTTTAATCGGGTATATCATTGCACGCATCAACAACATAAAGTTGTTATGCCTCAACCATACAGGCACAAGCCAAGTAAGTAATTTATAAAGATCAAACGAGTGCATGTGGTATGTAGTTAATGGTTAAACCGGCAACATCAAAACGAGCATACCCGGCTGTTGGAATGTAGGTGGTAGAAATGCTTTGCCACAAGTCAACACCTATCTTTCGTTCAAATGATTTTACAAATACATTTTTCTCGCTCACACCATAAGCATCTTGTAAAGCATCTGCAAAACGAGCGATAGACAATTCACCATTAAAGCCCACCTTTTTCAAATAAAGCTTTGCAGCCTCTTCAATTGGCTTACCACCACCATCCGTTCGGTTACCATTTATATCGATTAATTGAGGATTAATGAATACATCAATAGTTGCACGCAATAAATCAGCTTCACGGTTGTAGACTATAATTTTGTTACCAGCATCTTTTATCTCGTTTATAAAAGATACAAAAGCAGCCTCTTGTGGTTCACTTACAGTAACAGGTTCGCCATCTAACTCACCAGCAATCTTAATTAGCAAAACACGTCTTCCATCAACTGTGCTTTCATTCACAGCAGCATACTTAATAATCTTACTCGCTTCTATTTGTGCTGTGGTGTAACCGGTATTGTTATACTTATCGCTTTCAGGATAAAGAGGTATGCCGTATTGAAAAGCAAGTGCTTTGTTTCTATACCAACGAAGGCCATGCGGCAGCAATGCATTCATTAGATCAGTTACTAACGTTACAAATGCATCAAATGAATATTCCAACGTCCAAACGCAAAAGGCTACTGCATAAAAAACAATCTTCCAAACAGCAAACTGGCTGCTATTGGCAAGCATTTCCTGAACCTCTTCATTGTTTTCAGTTACAGCAAGGCTGTTAGCTTCGCCAATAATAACCTCAAAAATTTCATTAACGGTACGTGCCATAATTATAGTTTTCAGTCCTTATTCCACCTCCCTTTCAGGGGAGGACGGGTGGGGCTATTCTTGTACTTCAAAATCGTCTTCAATAGCCCAAAAGTCAATCCCTTCAGGTTTCAATATATCCTCTGCATCGGTTGAGCTTGCCGGTCGCAGATTGTTCATTGCAAAAACATCTGCAATACGCTGCTTAGTTCTTTCTGCTGCTATCACTTTTATTTCCGAACCGGGCAAAAGATCAGCAGTTGGATCAATGCCATTCAATGCAGCAATCTTAAACAACGTTTCAGGGTCGCCCAGCTCCTGTATGCAGATGTCGAGCGGCGTTTGCCCGTAATACACAACAATAGGTTTCTTCTTTTCAAACTCAACAAACAACAATGGCCTGCGTTCAACTTGTTTAATCTCCGGCAGCTTTAAAGCAGTACCAGGCGCAAACTCATCTGTTATTTGTAAGCCGTTTAAATTGGCCCATTCAAACAATTGTTCGGGGTTTAAATAAGCGGTTGCTGCATCCAGCAGGTTTTCAACCAGCAAAACCTCTTCAATCGTTTTTTTAAAAGAACTAAACTTAATTTTTTGGTCAGGCCGCTCAGCTTCTACACCTTCAATCTCAGTACCTGTAACAATATCATCTGTAATATTCAGCCCATTTGCTGTTGCTAAATCAAATAAAGCAGTAGGGTTGCCGCAACGTGTTGCAGCATCCAGCAATGTATCACCATCATAAATCAGGATAGGTTGCTTCATAATCTAACTGCTTGGTATTTTCATCATAAGCCACGCTGTTTACTTTCATGCCGTCCTTTACAAATTCTGCTCGCACCATGTTCAGCAACTCATCAGGATTGTCACCGTTCAAAAAGTTCTCAATACCTACACCTGCATCCGGGTATTGCTTTACACTTCCTTTCTGTGCAATAAGGCAATGCTGCTGGTGCTGTTCGTTACTTCTACCAACACCCAACGAAAAATCAATGTCGCCGTTTTCTTTAACCAACAAATCTTTCATTATTGTATTGTTGCTGTGCCTGCACCGGGTTGTACACCTATTACCTGTGCAAACATTTTAAAATGTTTGATAATCTCGTCCGCTTCATCTTTCGCCTCTGCAAGTCGCATGGCTTCAATGCTGCCAAACTCTGCATTTATCTGCTCAATGGTTTTGTTGCAGTACTTCTGTCGTACAGCATACAATGCAGCTCCTAAAGTGTCTTTACTTAATGGCATCAGTCAAACAGGTTTTCAATTTTTACTTTAGTAGCAGTAAGCTTTGCATAGTCAGGGCCGTTACCAATAGCAACAACAATGGGCAAACACGCATCAACTATGTCGGTTAATATCTGCTTTACACTGTCTGCACCTTTCTCAATCTTAAAGCCACTTGCTTTTTGCTGATATACTGTTGCGCCAATTTCAGTTTTCACTTCATCCACTTCACTGTACATGCACACGCAGTATTCATTATCATCGCCAATACGCTGCAACAAAACAACACTGTCAACAGCAGGCTTCACATTGAGGCCTTTCAAAGAATCTACTATCACAGCCTTTACACGCACATCGTAGATCATCAGTTCGTCAATCTCCACGTTCAATGTATCATCACCATTCACCTCCTTAACAATAGCAGGAACAAGCGTTGCATTTTTACCGGCAATATTTTTAAGTGCATTGTATAATTCCTGTGATTTCTTCATGTGCTTACTTTAATATCAATCTCAGGTTTTCGCCTGCCTCCACTAACACCAAATGTGGTGGTTACCGTTCCTACATAATGCGTTCCCTTCCTGTCGGGAAACTGCCTGTTTTCTATACTGGCAATTGTGCCGGGTTCGCAATAAGGAAGCAGAAAAGTTTCAAAGCTGCCTTTGTAGCTGGCTGTTGAAACTTTAGCCAACTCACTTTTTGCCATTGCTTCCAAATGCTTTTTATCATAATCGGCAGTAAGATTAATCTCTGTCTTATCGCCGCCATCTTCACCAGCCTCGCCAACTACTTTGCTGCCATCTCTTTGCACAGCGGTTATCTTAACTTTATAGGGCTTATCGCCTGTTTTCTCATACTTCAACTCATCTGCACTAATTACGTTGCGGTCAATCACATACTTCACTCTGCTTTTTTCTAAAGTGTATGGAAGGCCAACATATAAAGTCTTTTTGCCGTTAACGGTTGTTATGTACGAAGTCATCAAATGTTTATCCTTCAGCTCCTGTAACACAGCAATACCCGTAGCATTATTAATTCTGAAATTCTTAAACTTCATTTCGGGCATCTTATCGTACTTTTCAAGCTTCAAACCGGTTGCCTTATTCAAGCCATCAAGAAGAAACTCAACCAATTTTTCTAAGGTTACTTCACGAAAGCTTTCTTTATAGTTCACCTTTCTAAACAAATACAATTCATCTTCACACTCTAACTCAATCGGGCTTTTGTAGTTGATGCGCCGTATATATCCTTCAAACTCTAACCGGTTGTTTCCGTTATAACCGAATTCAATTTTTATACTGTCGCCTTCCTTTATCTTGTCAACGATCTTTACCCGTTGCAGCATATCGTTGTTGCGCAGTACAATACTCAAGGGCAATACAACCTTGGCCGATTGTATAACCTGGTGCACACTCTTTTTAATTTCAATATTGTTTACACCACGCACAATGTATTTGCCGCCAATGGTTATTTTGCAGGTAAGCTTTAAATACATCAGTTAACAATTTCGAGTTCAAAATCAATATTGCTTCTGCCACTGAACTGAATAACCTCTACAGTTTCTTCACCTTCACCACTCAATAAATCTTTACGCTTCAAAATGAAGTTCTTTGTTGGTTGCAGGTAGATGTCGGTTAACGCACATTCAAGCGTTAACGCTTCATCCTTCATCCACAATTCATACATCTGCTTTAACTCTGTTTCGGGCCATGTTCCTTCATCATTCAGCAACGTGCAAATGATGGTTATTTCGTAAGGCTTGGTAAACACTTTTTCAAACACGGTGCCTACATCAACGAGGTTGGTTTCAATAATCTCTTTTTCACCGCTGATGTTAATTAAACAGTTGGGCAACTCAATGCCGTTTAATGTTGCAGGCAAAAACACCCATTGGCCTAATACGTTCTTTCGCCACAACCGGGATCCCGTTTCGCCACGCACTTGTTTATCCATTGATGCATCGGCATCAGCTCCAACGTTGGAAGCTTTAAACTCATTAACAGAAAGTGTTGTTTGCTCAGGGCTTTTCGGAAAAGGCAAGCCACGAACACCATACACTTTGCTCAATATGTCTAATACCTGTACTGTTGCCATTATCTTGTTTCTAAGCTTCGGTTAATGCCGTTTATCTGTTCAAGCAGCATCTCAACAATTTGCTCAGCTGCTTGCCGTCCACCGGCTTCTAATGTTGTTGTGTGTAATGTAAACTGCTCAATCAGTTTGTGGATGGTGAGCGTTACATTGCTTGGCCTGCCACCGCTGCTTACATTGCTTGCAGCTTCCTCACTTCCTTTACCAAGGCTTCGTTTATTTTTTGCGCCGGGAGTAAAACCCGCCAGCGGACTATCTGTATTTGCAACACCTGCTGTATTAATACCCGGTATAGGTTCGCCCGTTGTTGTTACTTTGGTTTCAATGGCTGCTTTCACTTCAGGATCATCGCCGCCACCAAAGAAACTCTTTACACTATCCCACACATCACCAATCCAGCCAAACAGCATTTCGAACTTTTCTTTTATCCAATCCCACAGTTGGCCCATTGTAGCTTTAAAGCCGGGGAAAATTCTGTCGGTAACATCAATCAGCCATTTAAACGGATGGTGATCCCACACCCATTGCGCAAAACGGAAGATGGCAGCTTTAATCTCATCCCAATAATTTATAAGCAAGGCAATAGCTGCAACCGCTGCACCAATAGCTACCACAACAATACCGATGGGGTTTGCCGTTAAAGCAACATTTAAGCCCCATTGTGCGGCTGTTGCTGTAATGGTTGACGCTATCCACGTACCCATTGATGTAAGCGAAGCTGCAATGCTTGTTACCAATTGTGTTTTACCAAGTATAGAAAATGCATGTACTGCACCGCCAAGGTTAGTCATCATTTGCAGGGCACTTCCACCAATTTGCACAAAGGGTAAAAAGCCTTCTGTTGCGGCGAAAATATCAATGCTCAAATCTTTAAACCATGCATTCACCCTCGCCATGCGTTCGCTAAAACTTCCCATTGTTACGTTGGCAATATCAGTAGCTGCACTGGTGCCTACAATCGAATTATTAAGGCCATCAATCGTGTTTGTGCTGTTGATTAATGCAATACCCGCACTTACCGATTCTGTACCAAACAGCTGTGTCATTGCAGCTGTATCATTCATAATCGGTTTAAGCAGCTCCAACCTTTGCGAAAGCGAAAGCGATTTGTCTGCAAGTGCATTTACATTAATACCGGCAGCCTGCAACATTTCTATTGTAGCCTTCGGCATAAAACTGCCTTCACTCAACCGGGCCATAATATTTCGCAAAGCAACGCCACCCTCTGCACCTTTCTTACCGCTGGCATCCAATACCTGTATTGCAGCATTCAGTTCGCTAAACGACACGTTGGCTGTTTTCGCCATCATACCACTTTGTTCAAGTGCGGCCTTTATTTGTGGAAGCTCTGCACTGCCTGCCTGAGCCGCCGCACTCATAATGTTCATCATCTCGCTCTGAATGCGGGTTGCTTCAATCGGGTCTTTCAGGCTTACACCATACTGGTTCATCGCCGTTGTTAATACCTCTGTTGCAGCAGTCATATCGCCGCCAAGCTGCTTACTAAGTAAAGCTGCATTGCGGGTCATTGCATCCAGTTGCTCAGGCGTTTTTGCAAGCTCAGGGCCAAGTTGCGAAAGCAGTAATTTGTTTGCTTCAACTGCACCTGCAGCACCATCGAGGCCAAACTCTTTTGCGGTTGCTCTTGCACGGCTACCTATATCGTCCAATGCAGCACCGGCAACGCCGGTAATTGCACTTAGGTCGGTCAAAGAACTATTAAAGTCAATACCAGGTTGTACAGCTCTGTTCAGCTCACTAAACACAGATTGTACAGCTTGGCTGATGTTATTGAAGTTGAATGCCGATTGACCAATTTTGTCAATCTTATCATTCAACCCGCCCGTTGCCTGCGCTGTTTCAATAATCTCGCCCTTCAGCTCTTGTACAGTTGAAGCTGAGTTACCGGATATAACCCTTATCTCAAATTGTGCGCTCACAGGTTTAAAAAAATAGGCGGCTCGTTTTACTTAGCCGCCCGTGGTTTTCATAGGTTAATTATTTTTCTCCGCTTGCCTTATCATTTCGAGGTATGCAACATTATCAGCCCACTCTTCATCACTTAAATGTGTTGGATCAATGTGCAGATAATAACGGATCGCCACGTTCCAATACTTCACAGTTCCTAAACGAGCATTAGACCGGGCTTTGTCTAACACTCTGCCAATTCCCCCTGCTTAACTTCCATAAGTTTCGATAACTGAGAGCTAAGGCCAAAGAAATGCGCATCGCTTGTTAACAACTCTTCGTCGCCGCCAAGAAAACAACCCTTTGCAAGCACTTCGTTACTCTTTACAGGGTTACTCTTTGCCAATGCAGAACTTGCATCCATTGTATTTCTGTCGGGTGCTTTAAAGTAGCCCGCTTTACCATCTTCGCTGGAAAACTTAAATACTTTGCCAAATTGTTTTTTCCAACCGTCAATGGTTTCAGGTGTAATCTCAATTAATGATGGTTTTTTCATTGCTGTATGTTTTTGTTCTAAAAAAATGGTTTAGATGTTGTATAAGATTTTTGTACAGATGCCGGTAATCTTAACCGCCATTTCTGTATCGCCATTCTTCATACCCTTCGGTTGTTTACCCGGACGGAAACCAACAATTCTGTCACGCACAATCTCTGCATCAACACGGTAAGCCACATTAATGTCAAACACCAAGTCGGTAATATCGCCACCGGGCTTAATGCTTTGAGCGTAACGGATCATTGCTTCAAGTTCGCTTTGTCCGATAGAGTAAGATGCCTTGGGTGTTTTGTTGCCGGGGTTGGTGCCAAGTGGCGAACTGCCACGGCCACGAACGTGTTTACTGTCACGCTCTGTATCATATTCAATTTCAAGAATACGAACCAGCGGTCGGCCTAATTGAACTACTTCAATGTTTTCCCAAGCGTACTCAACTTGATTTATCATAGGTATAAAAAATTAGTGTGGATGAATTACAATGCAGGTGTGTAACCAATACTCACCTCAATGCCTTTTGCCTGTCCGTTGCGCACAACTTCAACCTGTGCTTTTACTTTATCCTGTGCAACATCAACAGAGCTGGCTTCAACAATACATTTAACGCCGCTGGCTTGCTTTCTACGAATCATTTGCACGTCAATGGCATTTTCTACATCGCCCTCCCAATCAGCTGCAACAGCAGGGCTTAAATTGCCCGTTTCAGGATCAATTTCAAAATCTTCATTCAGGTGTTCAATCAAAATACCATAAGCAAGCTTCTGTGTTTTGATGATTACACGTACCCAGCTAATAGAACTAAAGTCGTCACTTTCAGGGCATGCCGTAGGGTCATCATTAAAGAAGAATCCTGCTTTGCCGGTAATCTTGCGGAAGAACCCGTAACGTTTATCGTGCAGTGTACCTAAACTGTTTACAATCGATTTATCACCGGCATTTGTACCGCCAATAAACCACGCATCAGTTAATACCGCTCCAAGGCGTACCAATTGCAGGCTTTCCGGTATTATCATCAGCAGCTAAACTGATGTGTACCAGGTTGCAGGTCATCGTACTCAGGTTACGCAGTGTTGCAACGTTAGCAAAAGCAAAACCAAAGCCCGGCAATACGCCAAACAAGGGCTGGTTATCTGTAGTAAACTGTTCGCACAATGCTTGCAGCTTTACGGCAGCGTTCCAAACATCCTGATCCAGTCCTTCGAGCAATGTTTGTACATAACCGGCAGGCATTTTCTTATTAATGAATAAGCCTGTAATCTCACCGTTTGCAGCAAGCAAAAGGTTTTTCAAAACGCCGGTTGTTTTATCGCAGAGGTCTGCAAGCAATACAGCATCGCTGTACAGCATAATCCAAAGCTTTGTTCCTTCGCCTGCTTTTGCATAAAAGTTTACAATCTCATTATACGCAAGCGGGTTGTTGCCAACAGTAATACCTAAATCAGTTAAGCCTTCTAAACCAAAAATTGCTTTTGGTTCTGCAAGTGCAATTTTGTCAACCACAGCAGTACCGCTCACAGCCAATCCAAATACATTGTCAATGGTTGGTTGTGTACGTCCTAATTTGCCTTTGGTTCTTGAAAATCTTACATCAGGTAAGCCGCTCATATAAAAAATTTGTTGTGATAGAATTAAGTGAAATTCAAACAGGGTTTAATTAACAGTCGAACACGGTAACAGCTACGGATTTGTCCAAACCTCTTTGATGCTCCAAAGCTTCGATCTTGTTTCCGGATAGAAACACCTGTTCATCACTGGTAATGTAAAATCGTTTCTCGTTCGGGTATGCCTTACGGTACTTTTCCATTTTGCCATGTATTTCAACAGCAGCATCTGCAAGCTCTTCCTCTTCTTTTTTATCAATGGGCAAAACACTTGTTTTTGTTTCACCATCAGCAGAGGTTGTAACAATCTCATTTGGCTTTGCTGCTAATTGATCACTTGCAGCAGCGTTAGCTTTCAACTCTTCAGGCAATTGCTTTTCAGGTACAACTTCAATCTTAATTACGTCACCTTCTTTTACACCTAATTCGTTTAAATCAGGATTAGAA